AATAAGCAAATATATCATTTGCTTAAATATATATTGACATAGCAGATAAGGGCCCCTGCTTTAAGGTTTACCTGAGGGCGACGCGTACGGCACGACGGAGATTTGATTAATCGACAGCTCTGCCTTTGGCGTGAAACAGACGAAAGTCAATATTTCCCTTAATGGACACTACACCATAGGTGTTAAAAATATAAAAGAAAGGAAGAACAAAAGTTCTAAGGTGTGAACAAGATGGAAAATGTTAAAATCACAGGAAAAATGGAATTAGCAGTTAAGGCTGTTAACGAGTTAGGAGGTAAAGCATATGCTCGTGAAGTATTAGATTACTTAAACGATAAATATGCAGATCGTAGCGAACTTAAAACTTTCAATTCAGTAAATGCTACATTAGCTAGCTGTGCTGGAAAAGGTTTAGTTAGCAAAGCTAAAGGTCTATTCCAAGACAAACTATTAACTCAATATTCAGTTCCAACTGATGCTGAATAATTAGTAATAGCATAGATAATAAGGAAAGCGAGCCTTTAAATAGAATGCCCCACAAGTTTTTTGAGATATTTTGGTCAAAAGTGGGTTATATAAAAATATCTCCGTTTATGTATTTTTCTTTACCGAAAGAGAGTTTCTACTCTCTTTTTTTTATTTTTAATTTTAAAAAAATCTCAATATAACCGTGTGACGCAAAATTAGCTAGCTCCTTCAGCTCTTTTTAAAAAAATAATATAATTATATTCTAAAAGCATTTGATCGTTATACACTTGTAAAAAAGGTCGGTTAAAAATTTTTATGTATAATTTTTTAAAAAGACTTGTGAAATGGTGAAAATATATAGTATAATATATATGTAAAATGAAAAGAAAGGAGATTTTATATGAACCAAGTAATGTTAGTAGGCAAAGTTGATTATTTTGGCGAAGATTTTATTGATGTTAAGCCAGCAGGTAGTAATGATGCTATTAGAGTGCAAACAACACCACAATTTACGCAATATATACACCGTGGCAATGTTGTAGGTGTTAAAGGTAAATTAGTTAGTAAGGAGTATGGCTTAGAAGTGGTTTGTGAAAGATTAACTTTATTAAGCGAAAAACAAACCGACAACGAATAAAATTATTTGCTAAAAATAAAAAAAAGACTTGTAATATGGTTGGTATTGTGATATAATATATATATAAAATGAAATGAGAAAGGAGTGAAAGTATGTTAAAGTTTCATTATATTGGGGAACCATATAATTATGGTGTAGCAGGTAGTCAAAATTATAAAGTTGATGCTGAAATTGAGTTAAATGACGAAGCAAGCACCACTGATGCGGTTGAGGCATTCGTTGAAATAATGAAAATTGCTACTTATGCTCCCGAAAATATTGTGGCAGCTCTAAAAGAAGTTGCTGATAACCTAGAACAATAATATGCTGGCAGGCGTACGGCGGTCGTGCGGCTGGGGTGGAACACCTAACTTACCGGTCTGGAGTGAAAGGTTGATTAACTGAGTAGCCACCTGAAGACCATCAGGAGCGGTAACCGGAGTCTTGTGGGGGACACAAGGAACGATATGGCAGTTCGAGGGTGCCCGTCGGCATAATTTAAAAATATTTTACAAAATAACTTGAAAGTTGCTACCAGTTTATAATATAATATATATATAAAATGAAAAAGAAAGAGAGATGATTATTATGGCAAAGAGAAAAGTAAGCGTAAGCAAAGTTGCAGTTGATAAAAATATGGCTCAATTTATGAGAACAGCAGGCAATTTAGCAAGAAAGGGCAAAACAAATAAGAAATTACACGGCAAAAACGCTAATTTAAAAGCAATAAAATATGCTATAAATTAAATTATAGATGCACAACTTGGTCAATGTGCTAGTCCCGCACCAAGACGATAAAAGGGGTGCCGGCTCAGGACACTTGGAGTTTGTTAGGCGAGGTGTGTCTAGGCTTGAAACTAGCCTAAAATATTAAGTTTCCATACGGGTAAATATACCAAGAATTACCCGTTCTAAAAAAAGGGGTTAAACCCTGCTAATAGTTTCCCAAGAAATTGAGAAACTGCTAGGAGTGTTTAACAACACTTGGAAAGGTGGGATAATTATGAAAGAAAGATTATTAAACATCTTGCTACGCATAATTGGGGCGGACGAAGTAGAATTAGATAATATCGGGCTAGAATTAGCCGAGATCGAGGCAGTTTTATTAGGGAAGGAAGGTGTATAAAATATGACAGTATCACATATTGACGAAAAGGTTAAAAATATGCTAGACGAACGCTGCTATAGCGTAAGCACTATCGCAAAAGTATTGGGCAAAGGCTGGACAGAACAAAAGGCAGCTAATGTAGTGCTTAATTTAGCTCGTAAGGGGCTAGTAGACAAGGTTAAGGCAGCACTTATATTAAAGGATATGCCTTGCGTAAAATTCCTTAATATTCCCCACAACTCAAAAAATACGGGCAAATAATTGTATTTTTTAGGCGGGAAGCCTACTAATCTAATGTAATAAATAAAGGGGTATTATATTATATATAATATATACTATATAATACTATATATAAGTAGTAATAATATACTATATATAATAATAGTAATAGTAATAGTAATATATATAATAATAAGTATATATAATAGGTATATATATAGTAATAATAATATAGTATATAATAATATAGGTATAATATATATAATACCTATCCATATATATAATATATATGTAGTAGTAATAATATAAGGGTATATATGTATATATAATAATATATTTAGTAGTATATATACTCTTATATATAATATGCTATGTTTTGTATAGCAATAATATGATAAAAAATAGAGGGGGTATGAGGTACCTCGCGAGAGGTCCTTCTGTCAAGTTAAAAGAGCGTTTTTATGCTCTTATTTTTTTGTCGCTAATCAACCAAAAAAAGGGTAGATTCTCCCCTCCCCTCCTTCCCCTCGCTAACACTCATTATGCGGATCGGTACCAGCGCTACGGTCAATATTTAATTGTCTTTTATCCCCTTTCTTAATAATATTATATCATTTTAAGGGGGGTCTTTTCAAGTCTTTTGACAAAATTTCGGGCGCAGCTCCTCACCACCAAAAAATAGGGGGCATAAAAATTTCCGGGGTGCCTTTATAGGGGGGAAACTAAAATCGGGTGAAAAATACGGCAGGCAAAAAAATACGCGGGATGATTTTGTAAAATACTCTTGACACGAGGTGCCTCGTTATGTTATAATAATATTATAATGGGAGAGTATTATTATTATATATACCTATACTATGCCCGCCCAGCTCCTGGACCACAATTTAGGGCCCAGCGCAGCTCTTGGGGGCAGCTCCTTTGGCGGCATAAAAAAACCGGGCGTTATTTCCCGGGAAATAATGGATCCGAACCTAGATCAAAAAAAAGCCAAAAAAAAGAGGCTTATTCAGCCTCCTTGTCGTTTTCTGGTTCTTTGTCTAATTCAGTGATGCCATTTTCAGTTAAAGTGTATTTAGTTAACATTTTGTCGCCAAATACTGCTTTTTCTTTATTTACGAATCCTTTAGTAGCCATTGCTGCTAAAGTTGCGTTAACTGAGTTGAAAGTTCTTTTTGAGCCGCCCTCAACCATTTTGTTTAATACTTCTCTTGCAAATGCAGCACCACCTTCAAAAGTTCTTAATACAGTTGCAACTTCCTTGTAGTTTGCGTTCATTCCAACCATTTTAGCCATTTTAATCACCCTAACTAACACCTGACTATCGTGTTAGCCCTTTCCTAAATTATTTTTGTAATACTCATTACATATATATTATATCATATATTCGGGCGAGTATTCAACCCTTTTTACATAATTTGACAAGATTTATTTTTGCTTTCTTAATTTTTTGTATTTCTCATCTCATCTTTATATATATATTATATCATAAGATGATTAGAAAGTCAATAATTTTTTTTAATTTTTACATTTTTATTTGTGGATTTGTCTATTTCCTTTCTTCTTTCATCTTATATATATATTATATCAAATTTTTTACCAAAATGCAATAGTTTTACGCAAAATTTTTTAAAAAAATTTCTGTAAAAAGTCTTGACAAACGGGGGCGATCTGTGATATAATAAAAGGGGAGATCTTTTTTTTTTTTTTTTTTATTCTTATCCAGCTCCATCAACGCCGCCTGGCGTGTCGCTAGCGCAGCTCCTACAACTCACCCAGGTGTGTCGGGCCCGCAGGGGCGGGGGTCCACAGCTCCCTATACCGGCTGGCGTGGACGCGCAGCTCCAGCTCCTATATCGTATGGTGTGGACGGGGGGCCCGTGTCCACGGTACCAAATATTGCCCGGGGTGGACGATCATGTCCACAATATACGATAAAAAAATACTTGACAAACTCTTGCATTTTATGGTATAATGTGATATGTTGGGGAGTGTTTTTTATTAAAAAAAAAGAGTATATTAAAAAAGACTATCACCGATAGTCTTTTTGTCAAAGGTTTGCAAGTTATATAATTCAAACATAGAATTACACACTATCAATTACTTATAAGGAGTGTGTCTTAAAATTATTTTAACTTTAAAAGGTTTTTGTTTATATTTTTTTGGTAGTTGCCTACCGAAATGAAAAAAGTTGAATTATATACTTGCATTGGTATAACAATACTTTTTCGGGTATCCCCTAAAAGCAGTATATATTATACCACAATTTTTTTATTTGTCAATACATTTTACACAAAAATATGTCTTTTTCAATATACCCCTACACCTATTTTAAATGAACCCCCTAATTAACCCCCTAAAATCTATTTAACACTAATTTTTGATAAATCTTACTTAACTTATCAATTTTATCTTGTGCAAGTTTCCAAGCACCCCATAGTCCACTATAATTTGCTATAAACATTTTAGTAGACTTTTTCCACACACAAGCAATAAAGATTTGATATTCAATGTCTAAATCTTCTTGTGCAATATGTGTTTCTTTCAAAAGGTGGTTTTCCTTTAAATATCTATAAACTATTTCCGCATTTGTTTTTCTATTTCCACTTGAACTATATTCTTTGATATTCTTATCATACCATTTTTTATAGTGTTTAGTTTTATAAAAAACACTTGCATAAGTCCATAAATCTAACAAGTCAAGTTGTCTAAATAAAGGTTTTTTATCTCCACCCCTCCAACATTTGTGTTTCCATAATTTCATACGGTTATTAGTATAATCAAAAGTGTTGTAGATTGCTTCTAAATCAAACTTTCCATTATATGCCATAAATACTTTAATATTATAAGTATTTAATAATTTGTTAAGTTTATTATATAAGTGTTGTTTAGTAATTAAAGTTATTTTATTGTTTTTCAACATTTCCTTATAATCTTTTTTCTTGCCCTTTGCATACTTACCATTGACAAGAGAACGAGTTTCCCATACTTCTTGTATAAGATATGAGTTTCTTTCAATAATAAGTCCAGTTTTGCAAGATATGATCATATAACTAAAATCAAGTATAAGTTTATTGTCGTTGCAGGTTTCTACATCCACCAATAAAATATAATCTTGTTTTGCTAAACTTAATCTACACACCCTTTTTAATACCAATTCATTGTTTTCATTTTTAAATATCATAATTGTTATACCTTTCCTATTTAATAAATATTAACTTTATAAATAGGTATAAAAGGGTATATTGTCAAAGAACATTTGTAAAGACCTTATCTTGCCTTTACATATATAATAATACCATACTTTTAAGATTTTTGCAAGAATTATTTTTAATTTTACATATAAAAAAATAGAGTGTAAACTCTATTAATTTTTAACCCCCTAAAAAATGTTTAAAGTCCTAATTCTAAAAGTCTTTGCATATATAATGCCAAACTTACCAAGAAAAAGTCTAAAATGCCCCAAGTTATCAACATTGTTTCAACCCAAGATTTTAACTTGTATCTTTTCATTTTTTAGTCCCTACCTTCCTTTATATTCTTTTTAGCATACTTTACACGATAAGTCGGTTGCTTTTTTATGCACCCTATACTATACACTTTAAAAAGGGGTATACACTTTTTTATTTCCTATCGTGTAAATATGCTATAATCTTTGATAAAAAATATGCTTGACTTTTCTTTTTTGAAAAGTCTTTTTAAAGTTATTTAAAAAAGATTAATTAGTCAAAAAAGTGTATTGATTAATAGTAAATCATATTGTTATTAAGTGTTTTGATTTTAACAATTATGATTTTAGTTTTAACTTTGATTAAAAGTAAAACAATTTTAACTTTAATGTATAGTAATTATAAAAACTAACTACCAAGCAAGATGCTTTTTACTTGCTTGTGCCTATCTATTAAAACAAGTCATAGCACTTTTTAATTTATGCACTTGTAAAGTGTTGTTAGTTTTTATAATTTTAAGGTCTTTACTTTAACACTTATTTAATAGATAGACACAAACAAGTAAAGTTTTTGTTTTGTGTTTTGTCTTTACTTGTTTGTTTGTATGAATTGACTTTTTAAATTAGTTTTAACTCTTGTGCCTTTGTGTCAATAAGTATTGCAAAGTCATTTTTATAATAAGTAGTTTTCTTATTGTCATTAAAACTTTTATTGTATAAACTAGAACGATATTCTTTTAGAGAACTAGCACTTAAAATAGCAGTTATCTTTTGAATTGTAGAAAAGTCCTTATTATTCAATTTGTCTTTAATGTCTTGACTTGTCAAAGGTGTTTCACTATTAACTATTATGTGATTAACAATTAAATAATTAGTTGTCAATGTTATCTTTTTTGTAATGATTTCATTGTCTTGTTTAACATTGTAATTAATAATCATTTTATTGTTATCATTTGTGAAAGTCAATTCAAAGTCTTTAAAGTTGAATTGTTTATCACTATTCAATGTCTATTCACCTACTCTCTTGTCATAATTTTAAAAAAGCAACCGAATATTCTTTTTTAAAGACAATATTATAATACCATACTTTTAAAAATAATGCAATAGTTTTTATGCAATTTGTAAAAAAAGTTGTAAATCGTGTAAAATGCCTTTTAAATGCCTTTTAAAAGGGTTTTAAGGGTTGCACGATATATTTATTGTTTTAAGTAAAATGTTTGTTATATTGTGTTTTATGTGTGTTTTAAAATGTATTGTGTCTTTGTGTGTGTTTTTGTGTCTTTGTGAGTGAGTGGGGGTTGCCGTCTTGTTTTGCTCTTTTGCTTTTTGAGTGGGTGGGGGGTGTCTTTTGTAAAATTGTCCACAAAAACCGATATATAACGCAAAGCGCCTACCCGAATTTACAAAATCCAAAACCGAATTTACAAAGCTAATTACCGATTTCTAGCCATAATGAAAAGACATCTCATTCATATACATCTGAATTGGGAGCAGTAATTCACCATTCACAGAGCGTATAGTTCATATTACGATCTCCCATGCAAACTTTATCTAAAATAGCCGCCAATTCAGGACCAACATCTCAATCTTTGCGTTGCTTTCATAATCAACGACCTTTAATCATTAAAGTTTTAAATTTATGATAATCCATATTTACTTTGTTTTTCTCCTAAACTCTTTGTAAGCCACAGCCTTACCATCTTGTAAAATGATGGCTTCTTTACAATCAGCTTCGCCAGCTTGATCTAACATATAATCAATACCAGCTTCGCTATCAAATGTTGTTATCAACATTCAATCTGTGTCTTGTTTTCTAATTCATAATTGATACATAGCGTACCACCTCCAAAGAGATAGTAGCCGAACCGCAAAAAAGACCTACTTTGTGTAAGTCTTACCGTAGATGGCCTCATAAAGCTCATCTACCGTCATATTTGGTTTGCCGCCCAGAACCCATTGAAAGGTTAAGGTGTAGGGCTGTTCCTGGGCAGTCACTCCGCCAGCCATGGTCAATATAAGAGATGGAAGTTCTTCTATTGCCAATTGTGTGAAGGCTGGCGACTTATCTATTGCACCGGCTAGACGCTTGGCGCGCGTAGCCAGTAGTGTAAAGCTTAATTTATCCAAACGAAGCCTCCGTGGACTATTCGATTACTTCTATTTCGTCCTCTTCTACTTCATCAATTGCGACAACTGCGGCAGGATCTCCGCCCAAGCATACGCACATTGGAAATTCTTCTATATCATCTTTGCCATATTCAGGTAGCAATTGAACGCGTACATGGCAATCATCTACGTCATCGCGTAGCACCTCTGCCACATCTCTGCTAAATAAGCGTCCGCATTCTTCGCATTCATAAATTACATATTTTGGTTTCATTTAATTTTTCCTCCTACACGAGAAATAACAAATTTTTAAAAAATTATTTCTCATTTATTTTTTACATTTATATTATTACACGATTTTTGTCCATTTGTAAACTTTTTTTCTTAATTTTTTGTAAAATTTTGGTACATGCGCCAAAAATTGAGCACTGTGCACGTTTGACCCGCCAATTCGCGCTCCCCCTGCGCGGCCAGCATGTCCACGTACGCCTCAAGGGCCTCAATAGTGGCTTGCACCATTTCTGCGCTAATCATTTTTTATCTCCTTGCCATGCGCCGCAAACCAGCGCAATAGCGGCCATCTTTCGCTGCACGGATTGTCCGGCTTTTCGTAGACCAATAATGCCACACCAATGGCCTCCGGGCATACGATGCGCGCCATGAGCTCCATTTCTTGGATGCAACGCTCAAAGTTGAGCCTATTAAGCTGTTTTTCATATTGAGCCAAGAATGCACACTCATCTGGAGTGGCGCCGCAAGTCTCTGGGCCAAAACATAAGTTGTGGCATAGTTCTCCTGGAACTAGGCTTTCGTAGCGCAATCCGTATCACACGCCTCTCTTATCTTGATGGGGGGCGCCTTCAGCATTGGCAAACCATTTTGGGTCCCATACCGCAGTGCTAAATGGCACTATGTGCGGATCTAGATGGCGTAAATTATGAAATGTTGTTATTTGTCATTGCATGAGTCATCCTCATCGTCGAAGCGCCCTGCTGAGCCTATCAGTACGCCGATCATAAATGATACGAAGGCTATTGCTAAGTATAAAATTATTTCCATTGCGTAAGCATCTCCTTTCACGAGTGAGCAGTGAGCAGTGCGAACACTCGCTTTCTTATAAAAGAAAGGGGGAAAGAATATAATTCTGAAGAAACGAAGTTTCTGAAGAATTGTATTCCCTAAGGGGAATGATTTAATTCTTTTCTTAATATATATATTTATATATATATTTCTTTTATATCTTTAATTTTCAAATATATTATATATTAAAATTCCACCATTTGTGAAGTCTTTTTTAAAAAAATTTAAAAATTTTTAATTTACTATTGACAAAAATAGAATGTTGTGATATAATACAAGTAAAGTGAGCAAGAGAGGAGAGTGAATTAGGAGGTATTACATGGCAACAGTTGTTCCTATGTTAGATTTTAATCTACAAGCATATGCTGAACGTGTAGCACTTGTTAATTATTTAGATGAGCAAGGATTATTAAGTAAGTGTCCACCATCTGAATTAGATAAAGTAGCAAATTATTTATTATACGCAGAAGATGTAGATGCTGAAGTAGAACTAAAAGAGGGAAGTAGAAAGAAAGTGAGTTATGAGACATTGATAGAATCTACTCTGGGCGAAGCTACGGTACAGCGTTCGCAAGAGGTGAGCATATATCGTGTACCAAGACCAACAATTGACCGCAAGGTAGATGGAGATATTCCATTTATGAAAGATTTGTGGGAGGCAATTGATATTATTAGTGAGCGTTATCAATATTGCCGTGAAGTGTTGGAAGGAAAGAGAGAAATGGATCCCGATAGGGAATTAGTACCTACATATCAGACAAAATATTTTATGCGTGAGTGGATGATAGATTTGCGCCGTGAGCAATTTTTATTGCGTGACGCATTTAAGCCCCCAGTTCAAATCTCAGGATTTCAACCAAATGTTGAAAAACCAGACTATTTAGGTATGGCTATTGGGCCACATATGATTTGCGATTTGGGTATGACAGTAGATTTTGGGGATTGACGTCATATCCACGCAATGCTTAAATATTATTCGGGAATGAAAGCTCGGATTGATAATAACCCATTTCATCCTTGGTATGATTTATACACATTTTTAGATGAACTACTTCAACGTGTGCGCTTAACCCCTGAGCAAAGATTGATTTTGCGTGAGAAGATTAGGCATACACCAAATGAGGATATAGTTCGTAAATTGGAAGACTTGGGTGGAAAAACATATAGTGTCAATTATATAAGCACTATATGGAAACAACATATTTCTAAACAAATTGTGCGACAAGCCTACTTATGATGGGAAGAGCAACATCATCAGCCAGATGGTACTTTAGCTAATATGATGCGCTGGAAAGTGTGTCCACAATGCGGACGTCAGTTATACGCTCATGAATTAAACTTTGGGCAATATGCTGACGGTACGTGAAAAGATATATGTAAAGATTGTGTGTACCAAAATAAAAAGAAAGAGGGATAATTATGGAGAATGGATATCGTGTTTGCCCCGAATGTGGGAAAAACCAAAAATTAGAATTGTACTTGCCCACAAGTAATTCATCTAAATATGGACTTAATGGTACAAGTTATATTTGTGTTGAATGCTTGGCGCAAAAGATTGACCGTAATGATTTGGGTTCAATAGATAAGATGTGTCAATTTTTAGATTTGCCTTTTGATGCAAATCGTTGAATTGAGATGAACAAGTCTTATGAGAAGTTGGGACCATTGCTTATAGATTATTGTCAGGAGATGCGCAATGACAAGTATGCTGATAATGATTGGTTTCAATATAATAAAATGTGGGACCGATGTCGTGAATATGGAAATGTATTAGATGAATTAACCGCTTTACATTCAGACTTACTTATGTATTTGCGTAAAAAGTGAGGACATATTGATGGTTTTACTTTAGATGAATACATGCGTATGGAGGAATATGAGCGTCATACTTTAAGTCATTATCCATTTAAAGACGAAGCTCGTCGTGATATGGTGCGTAAGTTGGCTAAATTAAGTGCTATAGCTGACCATTGTATCGCAGAAGGAGATAATAAAGAAGCTACTACAGTATTGCAAAGTTATAATACATTGATGAAGGAACTTGGAATTAGTACTCAGACAACTTCAGATGAGAATACTATTGAAAGTTTATCTGAATTGGTAGCTTATTTAGAAAAGACAGGTTTCTTATTAAATTATAAGATTAGTGAAAACAGAGATATAGTTGACAAAACTATTAGCAACATGGAACAATATGTGCGCCGTTTGTTCAGTGATAGTAGTGAGACTTTACATGAAATGTATGATTCAGCAAAGTTGGCAAAAGAAAGTGGAACTGAAATTACTGATGATGATATAGAACAGTTATATGACACGGCGGATGAAGAACAGGAGATAGAAGATCCATTGAACGAACAAGAACTTGAAGAAATGTTCAGGCAGGTGGGCGATGAATACAAATAATTCGCTTGAACAAGTTATGGATCGCTACTATAATACATTTATGGAACGAAATGACATGGAACAAATAGTAGTAACTCCGCAATACGTAGATGAGCATAGAGAGGAAATGGAGAACATGGTTCGTATGTTCACTTTATATCCAGATTATTTAATTGATTTGATAACGCCAGCAGATTCTTATTTTAAGTTATTTTTCTACCAACGTATATTTTTAAGAGTTGGAATGCGTTATCAAGAAGTGTCTGGAACTTTCCCTCGTGCTTATTCTAAATCTTTTTTGGATTTTATTTTAAATGTTATAAAAGGTATAGTATTACCTGGCGCAAAAGGTTTTGTTTGTGCGGATACTAAAAAACAAGCTGCGATGATTGTAGAAGAAAAAATGAATGAAGTATTCCGTTTATTTCCGTTTTTTGTAAATGAACTTAAAATTAGTGAAGTTGATAAAGCGAAAAAGAAATATGGAAATGTTGGTTCAGATTATGCAGAAATGAAATTCCGTAATGACAGTCAAATGGATATCGTTAATACTACAAATGCAGGCCGTGGTGGACGTAGACATTTGGGTAATTTGGAAGAGTTTGCGTTCATGGATGGTGATAATGTTAATGAAGTTGTTATACCATTGCTGAACGTTGACCGTAGAACTGTAGCTGGATTATTAAATCCAACAGAACCTCATGCGCAACAAATTATGATTACTACTGCTGGGTATAAAAATACTTATGCTCATGATAGAGTATTGGAATGTTTAGTAAGAATGGCTTTAGAGCCTGGTAAAGCATTTTGCTTTGGGGGAGATTATAGAATTCCAGTAATGCATGGGCTTTTATCAGTTGATAAAGTTAAAGATAAGATGCAAAGCTCATCTTATAAGCTTGAATCATTCTTACGTGAATATTGCTCAGTGTGAACAGGTGGTAGTGAAGAAAGTTATTATTCTTATTCTCAAATTGATAAATGTAGAACCCTAATTAGACCTGAGTTTAAAAGAGAACAGGGTTTTAACGGTTTCTATGTATGCGCAGTCGACGTTGCGCGTTTTGAAGGCGACCAAACTGTTGCAGAAATATTTAAGGTTTATCCTGAGGGTGAGAGATATAAAATACATTTAGTTAATTTAAAATTATTAAATGGTACTCATTTTAGAGATCAAGCTGCGATGTTAAAGCAGTTGGATTTAGATTTTGATTTTAAGGCAATTGTAATGGATATTAATGGTAATGGTGCTGGACTTGCTGATTATATGATTGATGAGCAAGAGGTAAATGGCATTTATTATCAACCATATGGTTTTTTGAATAAAACTAAGTATTCTGCTACAGAAAAACGTGGAAATTTGCGAAAATTGTTCGGAATTGAGGCAAATCGTACACTAAATAGCGAAATTTATACAAATGCACACATAATTTTAAGTCTAAAACGCATTTCTCTACTATTAAATGAGCGACAAGCACGAAGATACTTTAGTCGTTATAAATCTTGATTAAAAATGAACCCAGTAAAACAAGCAACAAGATTGATACCTTATGTACAAACTACTAAGTTACAAGATCAGCTGGCTAATTTAAAAGCAAATTTAGACACTAACAGCACAATAGTGCTAACTCGTATCAATAGCCATACCCGAAAAGACTTGGTTTCTTCTTTTGTATATGGATTATATTATATTAGTCTTATAGAAGAAGAGGAAAAGAAAAAGGCACGTAGGGATTGGAGTAAGGCTCAATTTAATTTTTTAAATTAGGAGGTGTGTAGCGTGGATGAAAAACTAAAACTCTATACAAGAGAACAATTAGCAGAATTTAGAAAATCTATTCAGGCTATGGGTACTGAAGTTAAAAACGGGACAATTGAAATACCTCAAGGACATTTATTAACTAAAGGACGTAGAGCAATCGCGCCAATTAGACCGATAGATGTTGTTAAGGCTCCTATAACAGATGTAATGTTATGGCGTAAATTTTCTCGTATTTATTTTGGACATCCATTATATCGTCGTCTACTTGAGTATTTAGCTCATATTTATTATAATTCTTACATTATTTCTCCCATCTTCGTAGATGGAAAAGCCAATAAAAAGAAACTTATGAAAGATTATAATGGAGCTTTAAGAACATTAGATGAAGATATGCAAGTAGAAAAGTTTACTACTCAAGCTTTATTAGATTTATTGATTGAAGGACAAACCTTTTATTATAATGAAGAATATAAGAAAGGAGCTACTTCATATTTTAAACCAATTAAGCTTCCTACTGATTATTGTAAAATAATTGGAACTGCAGGAACTCCTGCTATCAATATTTTTGCAGTTGATTTAACATTCATTGATGCCGCTATGGCAGAAATGACAAAAGGAAACTTATTAACAATAGAAGAAGTTTTAAAACAATATCCTAAAGCTATACGTGCAGCTTACAAAGAATATAAAAATGGTAGAAGTGTAAATCAATGGTTTATTGTACCAGTTGAAAATGGTATTGCATTTACTACAAGTGATGGAAGACCACCTTTTGCATTTTTATTAAAAGAAATAGCACGTATTCAAATGTTGGAACCTCTTAAAGATGATTATATTGCTACTAATTTAACAAAATTATTAGTTCAATTAATTGACATCGATAAAGAAGGTAATCCAGAAATCGATTTAGAGTTAGCTGCTGAATTTCATAAAAATTTAAAAGCAGTAGCTTCTAAAAAGAATAATGTTGATGCTATTACTACATTGGCTAAAGAAATAGATGTGTTATCACTTGGGGAAACTGGTGACGCAACTAAAAATTATGAGTTTCTTGAAACTTACTATGATCAATTCTATAATGATGCTGGCGTTTCGAAAGAATTATTTAATTCCTCAACCGCTGGTGCATTAAAAGAATCACAAAAACGTGATGCTATGTATATGTGGAAAATGCGTGAACAAATCGCTATTTGGTTTAATTTTTACTTAGGAACAGTTTGTAAGAAAAAAATCATAAAAAATAGCAAATTTGTATTTTCATTTTTGGACATCTCCTATAAGGATAGAGAGGAAATGATGAAAAGTTATCTTGAAGGAGCGCAATATGGATTTTCCAAAATTGTGCCACAAGTTGCTTTGGGAGTTAAACAACGTTATATAGAATCACTTACAACGTTTGAAAATGACATTCTTGACTTGGACAGCAAACTTGTTCCCCTACAAAGTTCGCATACCATGAGTCCTAAAACCGACCCAAGACTTAATGGTAATACAACCAAGACTGACATAAAAGAAGCACAAGAAGCCAGTGATAAAAAGAATGGCCGTCCAGAATTGGATGATAATGAAAAGCAAGACTCTACTATAACGAAGGAAGCGAGTTTATAGGAGGGAGCTACAATGAATGAATTACATAAGTATGCTACCTTTTCAGTTGATTTATTAGGTACACCTAAAAAAATCAATAGTCTTTTTTCAATGGGAAGGGCTCGTATATTCTATAAAGGAATAAATCGTAACCGTTCAATTATTGAAGGTGCTACAGCTGAGCAATTAGCTTCAACAATTCCAGGTACGCCTGTAATTGGTACTTTTAATTATGAAACCGGTGATTTTGAAGGACATGAGGATAATCCAAGTGCTTTCGGATTTGTTCCGCTAGATCCTCATCCTCGTTGGGTTACTCAAGAAGACAGCACTAAAGAATATCTTGAAGTTGATGTCGTTATTTGGGATGGACGCTTTGAGGAAGCAGAAGGAATTCTTAAGAATGAGAAACATTTATCTATGGAATTAAATGCCAATACGATGAAAGGTACATTTGAAAGAATGGGTGATAAAACCTACTATAGAATTACGTATGCAGAGTTTGCTGGTATTACGGTACTAGGAGACGATGTAGAACCATGTTTCGAAGATGCTCAATTCATTACTGCTTTCAGTAGTATGGTTAGCGCTTACGCAGCATACATTGAAGAATCACAAAAAAATAATGAAGGAGGTAAAAACGTTATGGATGATATTACTGCAGTTGTAGAACCAGAAGTTACTACCAATCCAGTTGAAGAAGTTACTGAAGCACCTGTTGAAGAAACAGTTGAAGAAGTAGTTGAAACAGTAGAAGAACCTGTTGTTGCTGAAGAAGTTCCAGCAGAAGAGGCTCCTGTTGAAGAAGAAGTTGTTGAAGAAAACAATGAAGAAGAAACTGAAGTAGTGGAAACTGTTGAAGACGCAGAAGAGAATGCTGAATTTGACAATCATGAAAAAGAAGTGAAGTCAGAAGAAGTATGTCCTGAATGCGGAAAAAATCCTTGTGTTTGCAAAGCTGCAAAAGAAGATGGACATGAAAAACATGTTTGTCCAGATTGTGGCGAAGACCCTTGTGTTTGTAAAAACTCATGTGGTAACAAAAAGGATTATGCAGCTTTAGAAGCTGAATTAGCTGATTATAAAGCAAAATACGAATCACTAGAAAACAAGTATAATGACGCTTTAAGTTCATTAAACAAATATACTAAACAAGAAAAATTAGAAATTATTCGCAAATTCTCTACTAAAATAGAGAACGATGAGTTAATTGAAAAATTAACAAACGAAGTAGATGATCGTTCACTTGACGAAATTAAGAATGAACTAGGTCAAGCATTAGTTGAACAATTATCTGCTGAAGAAACTGCTGAACCTGAAACTGAATCTAATTTTAGTTTAAACATTAATGTTGATAACAATGATATTGGAAACAGTGCTTGGGATTTAGTAAAACGCCACAAGGCAAATAAATAATTAGGAGGTACATTTTATATGGCAAACTTTTTAGCAAAAAGTCCTAAATATGCTGTTGCTGAATTAAACAAAGTAGCTAGTAGAAAAACTGGTGAAATTGAAGCACAATGCAAATTAGGAGAAGACTTTGCAGATGATGAATATTCATTAGAAAATGGTGCTATTGTTTTCGTTAAAGCTGAAGACAACACTATTGTTAAAGAATATGCTGATGGAACATGTGTTGATGCTATGTACTTACATTTCTCAAATCCTCGTAGATACGAAGATGGAAGAACAGGAATGGAAAACTTTATTTACCAAGTAAACGACGATTACGAAATAGCTGGTGAATGTTATTTACCAAGACTTTACAAATTAACTACAGGAGATATCTTTACAACTAACTTTGATTATGAAGCTGGAAAAGGAATTATTACTGAAAAATTAGAAAAAGGTAAAACTTTCGATTTCGGTGAACATACAATCATGGTTATTGAAAGTAGCGCAATGGACACTGTTCCTGCTGATACAATCGGTGCTACTTATAGAGTTATCAAATAATTGGAGGGACGGACATTATGGAATTAAGTAAATTAATTGAATTAGGTATTGCTGCTGCAACTAAAGAAAACATTCCAGCAGAATACAGTCTTAACGACGTTAATGAAACTTTAAGAGAAGAATTAAAAGCATTCAATAATTACTCTTATTACAGAGCAAACAAAAATGTTTTATTCCAACTTATTGAAGAAATCGCTAATGTTGTTGTTCCTAAAAAAGTAATCGCTCAATTTGGTTCATTCGCTGAAGTTCAACATGTTAATGTTGGAGAAAAAATAGTTTTCAAACAAAGAACAGGTGTTACACG